TACTTTGACGCCTGCTACTGTAGCCATTTTTGATCCTTCTTGGAAAACTGTATTATAACAGATTTATCATTATTGTGCAAGTAGTACCAAAGTACTACATTACTTTTGGACTATTTACAATTCATATCGCCATAAATATAAGAATACTGGATTCTGACTTATGCCAAGATTAAGCATGTGGCGTGAAAACCACACCAACGATTATAGATTTTTTGATAAACGCATTTCCGAAGAGTTTACTATCGGTGGCACCGGAGTCTACTTACACAAATACATTGGCACGAACAGTCAGGCTAATGCCTATGCACTTACGTCAGAAGTCAGTGCCAATACAACAGTTTTAAGTTTTGCTAATGTCAGCACTTTTGAACCAGGACAAACTGTACAGGGTATAGGTATTGCTGCAAATACCACTATCACTGTGGCTAATAGTACAGCAAACACAGTCACAATCAGTGCCAATACCACAACCACAATAGCAAATGGTACACCTATTAGTGTTTATTGGAAAGATTGGGAACAGCCCGTATATCAGAATCAAAGTGCCCAAAACATACAGGACTTGTTGTTTTTAGAAAATAGAGATAGAAAGTATGACGAAGACGTTTATGTCATGCGCGGTATTTACACTGTTAACGACAATGATTTTGATTTGACACAGTTTGGTTTATTCTTAAATGCAGACACAGTTTATATGACGTTTCACTTAAATGACATGATTGCTACGCTGGGACGTAAAATCATGTCAGGTGACGTTATTGAACTACCTCACAAAAAAGACTACTATCCTTTAGATGCCACAATTCCTGCAGTCCTAAAAAGATTTTATGTAGTACAGGACTGTACTTTTAGTTCAGAAGGATTCAGTCAAACTTGGTGGCCGCACTTATGGCGTATCAAAATGACTCCGCTAGTGGATGCACAAGAATACAAAGATATTCTCAACAACATCGCAGCCAGCGAAAACACTTCTGAAACAATTGGCAATGTGTCCAGTAACTTCAGTAAGTTGTTGCAAATAAACGATGCTATTATAGAACAAGCAGAACAAGATGTAGATAAAAGCGGTAACAATATGGATGAACTCTATATTGTCCCACTTACTCCAACAGGCGCTCCAGGCGATCCTACTGGTCTTGGTGCAGATAACTCAAACACTTACGCAGGAAGTACTAGAACATTAGCAACAACAAGTCCAACTACTCCCAATGTTGCTATTCCTGCTTACTTAGGCGGTGATGGAACTGCTCCAAACGGATTTACTGTAACTGCTGGTACTTCTTTCCCCGGAAGTCCAACAATCGGGCAATATGTATTAAGGACAGATTACGTGCCGAATAGATTATTCCGTTACGATGGTGTTAGATGGATCAAAGTTGAAGACAATGTTCGCGCTAACTTGACTCCAGGTCCGGACAATAAGACACTACGCAGCATCTTTGTTAATGATACTACAACTTACACTAATCAAGAAGGCGAAAGATTTCCAACACGCCAAAGCCTTAGCAAGGCGCTTACACCCAAGGCAGATAACTAATGGCTTTACAACAGTTTTTCTACGACAAACAAATACGCAGATATATTACGCAGTTTATACGTATGGTATCAAACTTTCAAGTAGAGTTTGGCAAAGACAGAAACAGCAATACTACACTTCAACGTGTGCCTGTAATATATGGCGACAGCAGTAGGCAGGCAGCAGCAATTCTAAAACAAAACAGTGAAAACTATTTAAACAGCACACCTGCTATGGCAGTATACATTGCTGGAATGGAATATGATCGTAGTAGAATTATGAATCCCACTTACGTAGACAAAATGAACCTACGTGAACGTTATTATGATTCTCAGACTGGGCAACTGGCAACTACACAGGGTGATACTTTTACAGTAGAACGCTTGATGCCTGTGCCTTATAGACTGACTTTAAAATTAGACATTTGGACTAGCAACACTGAACAGAAACTCCAGATTCTGGAACAAATCTGTACATTATTCAACCCAGCACTAGAAATACAAAGCACAGACAACTACGTGGATTGGACCAGCATTACTTATGTATTGTTAAGTGGTGTCAGTTGGAGCAGTCGAACTGTACCTGTGGGAACAGATACTAATATAGACATAGCAACATTGACATTTGAATTGCCAATTTATATCAGTGCTCCAGCGCTGGTCAAAACATTGGGTGTGGTACAAAAAATTATTGCCAGCATCTACGATGCAGACGGCAATATCGACACCGCAATATACGACGAAGCAAATCTACTTAGTAGACAATACCTCACACCTCTTGATTATGGTGTAATTTTACTAAACGATGAGTTACGTTTAGTAAAATACAATGATCCAGTCGACGACAAATTTGGACAACAATACATTAAAGAACTTGCTGCTAATGTTAGTGCAAATGCTAATATTGTGTTAACAGATGCAGATGGTATTACCAGTGACATGTTAATTACTGGGTTAAGCCAACGCGGTACAGGCACTATAACTGCTAATACTGAAAGTACCACTATAACCGGTGTGAGCACTACATTTTCATCAGATATACGTGCTGGATTTACAATAGTCAGTCAAGACAATATATCTTTAGGCACAGTATCTAATGTTGTTAGCAACACTGAAATTACTTTATCCGCCAACGCAAATGCTAATGTATCAGCAAACGCCTACAATTTTATCAACAATGTTACAACCCCAAATACTACAGTAGTAAGTGTAAATGGTATTACAGTATTAGCAAATGATTTAATTACTGGTAACATAGGTGATAAGATTGTATTCAGCGAACGCATATATGAATATGGCGTAAATGAGCCATGGCGCAGTTTAATAAATGTTTATGGTAACTTAGTTAATGGTACTAGTCAAGTTCGTTTAGAATTAGCAGACGGCACAACAGAAGTTGTAGGTACAGTGGCTTACAACCCTGCCGATGACACTAGTTTGTTATATACTGTAGATGTAGACACAATACCAGCCAATACACTTTCACCTATCAACGCAATTATTGATCCCCAAAGTTCAAGACCTAACCGAGATTTACAAAAACTTGTTAATGGTACAAGATATTTGTTAGTTAATGACTACTCAAGTCCTGCAAATGTTGCAAACGTAGCAACTTACAACTGGGTCGGTGCAGACAATACCAGACTGGTGGCCAGTGCAAACGACATTATACAATTCAACGGGCAACATTGGGTCGTTATATTTGATGCAAGTGAACTAACTGATACATACTATGTAACCAACATGACCACAGGTACACAGTATGCATGGAACGGTAATACTTGGGCCAAGAGTTACGAAGGTTTCTATGAGGCAGGTAAATGGCAACTGGTAATATAAATTCAAGTTGTGGTGCAATGATCTATTGCACCACTACAAAACGTTATCTATTCTTACTACGTAACGACGGCAAGTTTCCCGACACTTGGGGACTTGTGGGTGGCAAAATAGAACGTGGAGAAAGTATACTTGCGGGATTGCACAGAGAAATTAGTGAAGAACTAGGTGGCCGAATTGAAGGCGCCAAAGTTATTCCCATAGAACAGTTTGTCAGCGACAACAAAAAATTTGTTTACCACACATTTTTAATCAAAGTAGAAGAAGAATTTGTACCAGACTTAAACCGAGAGCACAAAGGATTCTGCTGGGTGCCTTTGGAGTTCTTTCCAAAGCCATTGCACCCAGGCGTATTTAGAACTATCAGATTAGAAAAAAGTCGAAATAAGTTAAAGACGCAGGAAAAACTTAAAAGTTAGAATCTTCCAACTGCAACTTCAATTTCGCCAGGATCTTCTGTATCCTTACCGGTAATTGCTTTTCCAATTACAGCGCCACCGATATACTGATCAGTAGATTGAGCATACCCTGGCACTTCACTGGTAATCATTAAATCACCCTGTTTAACAATACCGACGGCTTTGCAGGGACAACGTCCAGTTAGTGCAATGTAAGGATGTGTTTGATTTCTAGTGGCCAATTCACCTACATAAGCATTCATTTTATGGCTAGGTTGTGTACTAACAACTCCAAGTACTCTTGTGTCTGCAGGCTGTGAGGATTTAGTAATTTCCTGCATGCCGCCTAAAACAACAACATCACCTGGTTCTAAAGGAACATCTGTAGCGTAACGTTCTGCCAAGTCAGCGTATTTTGCATTGGGTTCAAATCCTCCTGCAGTAATACCGTCATGAATTCTGATACTGTCGTTGGTGATGTCTACCGAAAGTTCACCAGAGGCACCTGTAAATGCGTCATTTTGTGCTTCAGTTCCTCGTCTAAATTGTACTTGTGTTGGCATTTAATAAACTCCGTAAATATTTATCGTTTTTTATGTCAGGACTCCGAGATCAACTGTTTCTAAAGAACCTGAAGGATCGTTCATGTCGTAGTTAGGAATAAGCGGAATTAAAAAAGCATCGAATGACGAACTTTCCCCTACATATGTTTCGCCTGATCCATAATCACTGTTACCAGCAGATCCTGGGAACGATGTTAATGTACTGTTAAAATAGCCACCAGCGCCGCCGCCGCCTGAACTGTAAGGATCACCGTTGCTCCAAAAAACACCATCACCTTCGATAATATAACTACTGGCGTTAACGTTTCCTGAGGCTATGTAGTTAGTTCCTGACACATTTCCACTTAATGTTAGTCCAGTTAGCGTACCAACTGATGTGATGTTTGTTTGTGCTGCTGTATCAAGTGTACCTGTTAACGTGGCTCCACTATTACCTATCTGTGCGGCTTCAACAGTTGTACCAGTCAGTGTTCCACTTAGTGTAAGTCCAGTTAATGTGCCTAAACTAGTAACATTGGTTTGTGCTGCTGTACTCAATGTACCAGTGAGAGTTGCTCCACTATTACCGATTGTAGCAGCTTCTACCGTTGTACCAGTTAGTGTACCCGATAAAGTTAAACCTGTTAAAGTTCCAAGTGAAGTGATATTTGTTTGGGCTGCGGTTTGTATTGTACCTGTCAGTGTAGCGCCTGAATTACCAATTGCAGCAGCATTTATGGTTGTACCGGTAAGTGTCCCACTTAGTGTCAATCCGGTTAATGTACCTAAACTGGTTATATTTGTCTGTGCTGCTGTTTGTATTGTGCCTGTTAGTGTTGCACCTGTGTTACCAATTGCGGCAGCATTTATAGTTGTTCCTGTTAGCGTACCACTGAGTGTAAGTCCAGTCAGCGTACCTAAACTTGTAATATTTGTCTGAGCAGCAGTTTGCAATACACCAGTAATGCTTGGCGCTTGAATAGCATCGAAATAACCAGTACTCCAATAGTTGCTGGTTCCTCCTAAACTCAAACTAGCGTTACCTGCAGGTGTTACACCAACATTGCTTTGCCAACTTGTAGTAGCGTGATTATATATCCAAGTTGCGACACCAACTCCACCGACATTACCTGCTAATATACCAGCACCGTCAATACCAGCACTAGTTGTTTGGTTATTGGCAACGATAATGTCTTTGTCATTTATTACAATAGTCCCACTATCAACGTAAGTTACGTTACCTGTAACTTGCAGATTGCCCTCAATAACGACTAAACCATTTTGTCCTGCACTTGCTGGATCGATAGTAATTGTGTCGTGTGTGCTGGTAATACTGTTACTACCAATTGTAATCTCGCCTGTAGTAAGGCTGGAACCTACACTGGTAATGTTTGGTTGCGAAGCTTCTGTTACATACTGAGCAGTGCCTGCTGTAGTAGCAGAAGTTGCAGTGCCGGCGCTACCAGTGCTGTCGGCGTAAGTGGCATTGGCTACTGTTCCGGTTACATTAGCACCTGTGATGCTGGTTAATGCGCTTCCGTCGCCAGTAAAAGCAGTAGCAATGACATTGCCAGCAGTTAAATTGCCAGTTGCTTTTTCAAACGTAAATCGTGTGGTGCCCGCATCTGTAATAATAAAACTTTGTGCGCCGGTTGCGAGGTCCAACTCCATTGTGTTGGGAGTGCCATTGTAGAAGAACTTAGCGTCATCTGAATTACCAAACCTTAAATGGTCTACAGAAGAACTGCCATCTGAGAAATCAATAACTCTTGCGTAAATGCTTGTACCAGATAGCGTAGTATAGTAAAGATAATTGGTGCCGGGGTTGTAATAAAGTCCTGAGTCAATACCCAACGATGCATTGCCTGTCGTAGCGCCACTTAGTGAAAACGGAATGTAATAGTTCGCTGATGTACCGGTTAGTGTTGTTACAACTGTAGTTGCTGCGGCTGCAGTTCCAGTTACGTCACCTGTCAATGATCCAACTAAACTTGCTCCACTATTACCAATTGTAGCGGCATTAATAGTTGTACCTGTTAGTGTTCCTGATAAAGTTAGCCCTGTTAATGTGCCTAGTGAAGTGATGTTAGTTTGAGCAGCGGTGCTTAGTGTGCCAGTTAGTGTTGCACCTGAATTACCTATTTGTGCTGCCTCAATAGTTGTACCTGTCAGTGTTCCTGATAAAGTTAAACCGGTTAAAGTTCCAAGACTTGTAACATTGGTTTGTGCAGCGGTGCTTAATGTACCTGTAAGTGTTGCGCCGGTATTACCAATTGTGGCCGCTTCTACCGTGGTGCCCGTTAGTGTCCCACTTAAAGTTAATCCGGTTAGTGTTCCTAGTGAAGTAATATTTGTTTGAGCGGCCGTACTTAATGTGCCAGTTAGTGTGGCACCACTGTTACCTATTTGTGCTGCTTCAACAGTTGTTCCAGTTAGCGTACCTGACAGAGTTAGCCCGGTTAGCGTACCTAGGCTGGTTACGTTTGGTTGGCTTGCAGTATCTAAAGTACCAGTTAGTGTGGCGCCTGAATTGCCAATCTGTGCTGCTTCTACTGTTGTACCAGTAAACGTTCCAGTGGCGCTCAGTGTAGTAAATGCACCGGTGCTGGGAGAACTGTTACCGATTGGAATATCGTTAATAGCGCCGTCCGTTTTAAGTTTCCAAGCGGCACCGTTCCATATCCAGGTTTTTGTACCAAAGGTATAGGTGTCATTTAGACTGGGACTGTTTGGAAAATTTAAAGGCATCTCTTACTCTTTATCATATTTATTTGGTTATGAGGTACTTAACTTATTGGGTAGAGCCGAGGTCGGTACCGAAGTTACATCTCTTGCTACACCTTTAGTGAATCTAATATCGTCTAAATATCCATTCATTTCTTGAGTCGATGTCCCTGCTCTTGCACCCCAAAATCCTACGTCAAAACTGTTGCCCAACGCTGAAGTACTTGCTCCCACATTAGCCGTTGATCCTGATGTTCCTTGGTAAAGTGTAAGCGTTCCTGCTGCGGTTCTTACCAAAGCACAATAAGTCCATGTTTGCGCTGATATAGCAGTATCACTGTCTATAATATTACTATAGCCAGTGTTATTATCACCAAGGCTACTCATAACTGCGTAAGCACCTGTAGTATCTGTCACTGCCAAGTAACCTGACTTCCATTGTATTCTAAGTGTTCTGCCTGTTCCAGAATTACAATACATCCACCATTCTAAAGTAAATGCTCCTGTGCCTGTAGTAATTAAAGTTGGTATGCTGGAAGTGCTGTGCCATAGACGCATATAATTAGATCCAGACGTGCCAAAATTAATTGAAGTATTTCCAAAATTTTTAACACTGTCACTGAGTGCCACGCTGGCGTTAAGATTTATATTGTTGACACCAGAACCGTCGTAAATGTCAGCATCACTAAAAGGAACAGCAAGATAAGCAGACCCGCTGGCTAATGCACTTGATGGTGGCGTAAAGTTAGACGTATAAACTGCACTTTTTGTATATCTAAAATCGCTGAGCCATCCTTTAAATATTTCGTTAGGATTATCTGCATACCTTGAGGCTAATCTGAAAGTAGGAGTACCAGTAAATGATGGTGTGTTTGTATTAGTTGCTACACTCTGACCATTTAAGTATAATGTATTTGTTGTGCCGTTTCTAACCAAAGCAACGTGTTGCCATACGCCTATTTTTGCAAGCCCAGTGGATGAAGTCGTAGTACCGTTAAATCCGTTAACCCAAAAAGCAATAGCCCCAGTTGAGCTGCTTGCACCTACTATTGCAATACTATAGGATTGATTGGTATTAGTTCCTAATGTAAAAATGCCGTTCGTGTTATCAAACGTTCCATCTGGTTTAAACCAACACTCCATTGTAAAATCACCAGTTGGTTTATGAGTTAAACTGGCTGATGAAGTTACATAATCTCCACTATCGTCAAAATACATTGCGCCGGCGTGGCTGGCAGGATCGTAGGCATTGTAAACAGGGCCAGCAGTCATTGGCGTTGAGGAGTTTGAATAAGGCCAACCTGTTACAGATGTAGCAAAAGCATTATCACTAATATCGCCCATCCAAGGACCGGCATAAGCCAAGAACTCGGTATTTGCAATTTTTTCTAAACTGTGTGTAGGTGGATCAAACGCGGAAGTATACACAGCTGTGCCGTTAACCAATCTTAGTTGGCAAATATACCCTTTAGGTGTATAACTGTAACTGGTGCTATACCCAACATAAAAAGTTCCGGAAAAATCAATTGTTGAACTGGATGTAGTTATTCCTACTTGTGCGCCATCACGATAGGCTTTTATGTTGTTTGATCCACTACCACTTTTTACGATTGCAAAATGGTGCCAGGCATTTCTTGTGCCGCCACTAAATGTAAGGTTTACTGTGCCGTCATACAAGTGCAATATGCCACCGCTGTCTCCATAGATTGCTGGTTTAGAGCCAAAGGAGCCGCCCATGATTCCATAATTGCCCCAAGTTGTATGATTGTTGTACCACCAAAACTCAAGCGTAAAATCGCCTGTACAGGTACAATTAGCATCAAGTGTCCAACTGTGATAAGAACTGCCATCAAAATACACACTGGGAGGTGGTTCATAATATGGGCTGGCTGCGCCCGAATAAGGGTTGCCCGACACAGTCATAGTAATGCTATTACTGGAATGATCAGTGACTACGCTATTGTCAGCAGTTTGTGCCGTAGCTATGCCTTGTATAAGTGCATTAGTATCAGCAAAATACGCATCACCCGTATCAGCAACACTAATGGTCCACGTAATTGTTTTTGTAGCAGTTCTTGTAGTTGTATTAGCAGTAGCAGTCAACAGTGTGTACTCAGTTCCAACATCAGTTGGTGTGCCACTAATAGTGTCGCCTGAAAGACTTAAGCCATTTGGTAAACTATTTGCTGTGTAAAGCACTCCATAACCTGCACCACTAGTGGCTACCAATGTTAAATTACTCATTGCTGTATTCGCAGTTAAACTCTGTGCGTCGCTGGCAGGCAGACTCCAAGTAACTACATCAGTGTTTACCGTTAATGTAAATGAACGTAAAGCTGTCTGATTTTCTTCATCTTGTGCCTGAATGGTAAAACTGTAAGTTGTTGTATTACTGTCTACAGGTGCAGTTCCGGTTAAATTTCCAGTGTTAGCATCTAACGTAGCACCCGACGGCAAACTACCACTATAAAGACTATAAGTTATCGAATCACCACCTTCTTCTGCCACAAAAGTATTGTTTATACTGGTAGTTTCATAGTATGGGCCAAGTTCGCTGTCTGCTGCCGGACTACTCCAAGTTGGCAGTCCGTCATAAACCAAACCTGGCACCAATGCTGCCGTGCCTCCATTTGGATTAGTTGCATATACAGTATAAGTCCCTGATGTTTTAGCAGGACTGGTAAAAGTTAGTGTAGTTGGTGTAATAGTTACAGAACCTATTTGTGCATTATCAACTCTTACTGTTGCACCAGATTTAAAACCACTGCCTTGAAGTACTATTTCCTCGCCGCCTGCAGGATCGAGTTGTTTAACACTACCATCAACAGTATAACCAGTAATTTTTGGTATTAGATATTCTGTTTGGTTAAACTGTGATGCTAAAGAAACAATTCCCGTTTGATCGGCTGCTCGTTTTCCTTTAAGGCCTGAATTTCTCATGTTAAGACATTTCCTCGAATGAACATACTGCCTGTAAATCACCATCGGCACTGGCGGTGCATCTTAGTGCATCACCTTCAAGTAAATAAATTGTGCCAGTTTTGTCAATTGCATTAAATGCACTGTCTGCTGCTACCGCTACTGTTTTCACTATATGATATGCAGTACTACTGCGATATAAATCCACAGTGATATCAGCTGAACTTGTGCCATCTATGTTTGAGATAATCAAACTGTTAATTTTGTAAATCTTTCCACTGTCAGCAGCGTTTTCAACTATAGCGGTGGCGCTTGTTGTACAACTCTGTACTGTAGTGTTGCCATTTACTGTTGTTAGACCTAAGATATTAGGTGTAGCCATTATAAACCTCCAAATAATATTGAGAATGCAAACGCTGTACTTGTAACTGATCCAGTTTCGTTACCTGCGTTGGCAAAAGCGTTTGCATCAATGTTACCTCCAGTACTAGCAACTGTTACAACTCCACCTGCAGGACTAACCACAATACCACTGGGGTTTGGATTAGCTTCTGTTGGTTGCGGCATCAGTGCAATAGCACCAGTGCTGGCGTCTGTACTTATAGTTGCTCCGCCAAGATTAATTGTATTTCCTGACAGGAACAAATCACGCCATTGGTAACTTGCACTACCTAAGTCGTAAGTTACATTTGCAGCAGGAATAATGCTTTGAGCAACTGCACTTAAATCAACATTGCCTCCACTGCCGCTGCCGTTGCTAAACGAAAGTTCTGCCTGCATTTCAGCCCACTGACTGCTGTCACCATCATTGAAGTAGATAAATTGTATACCACTGTCACTGTCAATCCATATGTCACCCTGACTTGGGCTACTTGGTGCGGTATTGCTTACTGTTGTAGTGCCGCCGCCACCACCTGAACTATAAGGATCGCCATTGCTCCAGAAAACTCCATCTCCAGCAATAATGTAACTGTTAGCAGTTACGTTAGCAGTTACTCCTAGCGTTGTTCCAATTGTAGCACTGTTATTAATGGTTATTGCATTTACAGTACTGTTACCACTTGTATCTAAAGTGGCGCCGATTAGTGCCGCGCTGGCATTACCAATAGTAGCAGCATTTACAGTTGTACCAGTTAATGTTCCACTTAGTGTTAAACCAGTAAGTGTACCTACTGACGTAATGTTAGTTTGGGCAGCAGTGTCAAGAGTTCCTGTTAGTGTAGCACCGCTATTTCCTATCTGTGCTGCTTCAACAGTTGTACCTGTCAATGTACCACTTAAAGTGAGTCCAGTTAGCGTACCCACTGATGTAATGTTGGTTTGAGCAGCAGTGTCAAGAGTTCCTGTTAAAGTTGCTCCACTATTGCCTATCTGTGCTGCTTCTACGGTAGTTCCAGTTAGTGTTCCTGACAGGGTTAGCGAAGTTAATGTGCCAACACTGGTAATATTTGCCTGTGTGGCATTTGTTACGTACTCAGCAGTTCCTGCCGTTGTTGCAGTTCCTGCACTGCCAGTGCTGTCTGCATAAGTTGCATTGGCTACCGTTCCAGTTACATTAGCGCCTGTTAAACTAGTTAATTGACTACCGTCGCCTATTATGCTTGCACCAGAATTGCCAATAGTAGCAGCTTCTAGTGTTGTGCCGGTTAATGTGCCGCTTAGTGTCAATCCAGTTAGTGTACCTACTGATGTAATGTTGGTTTGAGCAGCAGTTTGTAAAGTACCTGTTAACGAAGCGCCAGTATTACCAATCTGTGCGGCTTCTACAGTTGTTCCAGTTAATGTACCACTTAGTGTAAGTCCTGTTAGTGTACCGACACTAGTAATATTAGTTTGTGCGGCTGTGTCTAATGTACCAGTTAGTGTAGCACCACTATTTCCTATTTGTGCAGCATTTACTGTGGTTCCAGTAAATGTGTCTGACAGGAATAAGTTGCTTGTATGTGCGCCGTCTGCTGCAACTACAAAAACGTTTTGAATGCCACTTACACTGGTATTAACGTTACCACTACCCTCAACAACTACATTACTTGTTCCGTTAGTGATTGAAGATCCTGCTTCAACAGTAATACCTTCAATAAATCTACCGTTACCAAACAAGTAACTTCCGCTGGTAATGTTACCTGTAGTTCCTAACTGAACTGCCGTTACATCGCCTGTTAATGTTATTCCACTACCAGCAATATTGCCTGTAACGCCTAATGTGCTTCCAATTGTAGTGGTACTGTTTACAGTTAGTTCATTTACCGTAGCGTTGCCGCTTGTGTCTAATGTTGCACCAATTAGTGCTGCACTAGCGTTACCGATAGTAGCAGCATTAACAGTAGTACCAGTTAGTGTACCACTTAGAGTCAATCCAGTTAGTGTACCAACACTGGTAATATTAGTTTGGGCTGCTGTACTTAATGTACCTGTTAGTGTTGCTCCACTGTTACCAATTTGAGCAGCTTCTACCGTCGTACCAGTTAGTGTACCACTTAATGTTAGTCCAGTTAATGTGCCTACTGATGTAATATTGGTTTGTGCAGCAGTTTGCAATACACCAGTAATACTTGGTGCTTGGATAGCATTGAAATATCCAGTATCCCAGTAATTACTAGTTCCGCCTAAACTTAAACTTGCATTACCCGCAGGTGTTATACCTACATTTGAACGCCAACTAGTAGTGGCGTGATTGTATATCCAAGTAGCAATACCCTCGCCGCCTACATTACCTGCTAGTATACCAGCGCCGTCAATACCAGCACTTGTAGTTTGGTTATTAGCAACAACTATATCTAAGTCATTGGTGCTGACAACATTACTGTCGATGTAAGTTACATTACCAGTAACTTGCAGGTTACCTTCAATTACTACCAATCCGCCGCTGCCGGCAGTACTTGGATCGATTGTAATTACACTATGTGTGCTGGTAATACTATTGCTACCTATTGTAATTTCGCCAATAGTTACAGAATCGGCTAAGGAGTTAATGTTAGGCTGTGCTGCGGTGCTAAGTGTACCTGTTAGAGTAGCATCGGTATTACCTATCTGTGCTGCTTCAACAGTTGTACCGGTTAGTGTGCCACTCAAAGTTAAGCCAGTTAATGTACCAACACTAGTAATATTCGTTTGTGCGGCAGTTTGTAATGTGCCTGTTAACTGTGATCCACTATTACCGATAGTTGCTGCTTCAATAGCAGTACCAGTTAATGTACCACTTAAAGTTAATCCAGTTAGTGTTCCAACTGATGTAATATTAGTTTGAGCGGCAGTGCTTAATGTACCTGTTAATGTAGCACCACTATTTCCTATTTGTGCAGCCTCTACTGTGGTACCTGTCAATGTACCGCTTAATGTTAATCCAGTTAGTGTTCCAACTGAGGTAATATTGGTTTGACTTGCAGTCTGTAACGTGCCAGTTAATGTTGCTCCTGTGTTACCAATGCTAGCGGCTTCAATTGCAGTACCAGTTAATGTTCCTGACAAAGTTAGCCCGGTTAGTGTGCCAACGCTTGTAATATTAGTTTGACTTGCAGTTTGTAATGTACCTGTAATTGTTGTACCTACGTTGCCAACACTGGCTGCGTTGATATTTGTGCCGTCTAGGTTACCGCTTAGTGTTAATCCTGTTAGTGTACCTACTGATGTAATATTAGTTTGTGCAGCAGTATCTAGTGTACCAGTTAATGTTGCACCACTATTACCAATCTGTGCTGCTTCTACCGTAGTGCCTGTTAAAGTGCCACTTAGTGTCAGTCCAGTTAGTGTACCTACCGATGTGATGTTGGTTTGGGCAGCAGTGCTTAACGTACCTGTTAAAGTTGCACCTGAGTTACCTATCTGTGCTGCTTCAACAGTTGTACCTGTCAATGTACCACTTAAAGTGAGTCCGGTTAGTGTACCAACACTAGTAATATTAGTTTGTGCCGATGTTTGTAATGTGCCAGTTAGTTGCGATCCCGAATTACCAATGGTGGCTGCTGTAATGGCTGTGCCAGTTAGCGTACCGCTCAAAATTAAACTAGTTAGCGTACCAACTTCTGTAATGTTTGTTTGGCTAGCAGTATCTAATGTACCAGTTAATGTTGCTCCACTATTACCAATCTGAGATGCGTTAAGAGTTGTTCCTGTTAATCCACCACTTAATGTTAAGCCAGTAAGAGTTCCAACTGCGGTAATGTTACTCTGAGTCGCATTTGTTACATATTCAGCAGTGCCTGCAGTATTAGCAAAATTAACACTTAAACCACTTAGGTTACTTAATTGGCTACCATCTCCCAAGAAGTAAGTAGCAGTTACATTTCCACCAGCATGGATGTTACCTCCAACGCCAATACCACTGTTACCTTGTAGTACTAAAGCACCTGTGCTTACACTGGTACTGCGTGTTCCATCAACGTTGGCGCCACCTGGATCACTACTACCAATCAGTACCAAGTTACCAGTTTTAATATTTCCATAAACAGCAGTACTGTGATTGATGACGTTAGCATCGCCTCCTGCACCACTACCATACCATTCTAAATTCTGTTCGTCATTACTCCAAATTAACGCAGCATTGTCGTTTTGCGTTTTGTAGTAGTGCATTCTGAAGCCAATGTCTCTACCATCATCTTCAGTTAATGGAGTTAAGTTGGCATCAGTGTGCATTTCAATCAAGTTGTCTGTGACAGCAAGATTATTTGCACCGATAATAGTAGTATTGCCTTCAACTGTTAAGTTGCCTGCGATTGTTGTATCCTGGCTAATAAGAACTGTACCGCCAATATGTACATCTTTGGCAATACCAACGCCACCTGCGACTACCAATGCTCCGTTGGTTGTAGCGGTTGCCTGTGTTGTGTCTGTAATTGTTGTAACACCAGTTACACCTAGTGTCGAACCAACTGTAGCACTGTTGTTTACAGACAATGCATTAACTGTGGCATTACCTGTGGCACTTAGTGTGCTTACAATAGCAGTATTGCCGCCGCCGGAACCCAATGCGCCATTTAAATTTGTGCCATTAATTGTAGTAATTGTTGCACTGGCGCCAGTAAATGCAGCACCAATGTTACCAATTATGGCTGCTTGTACTGTAGTTCCGTTTAATGTACCACTTAAGGTTAAGCCAGTTAGTGTTCCAACTTCTGTAATATTTGTTTGGCTAGCAGTTTGTAATGTACCAGTTAACTGAGATCCGCTATTACCAATAGTTGCAGATTCTACGCTAGTACCAGTTAGTGTGCCACTTAGTGTTAGCCCAGTTAGTGTTCCTAGTGAGGTTATGTTTGTCTGCGCCGCAGTACTCAGCGTACCTGTCAAGGTAGCACCAGTGTTACCAATAGTAGCAGCACTTACAGTTGTACCTGTTAATGCACCACTTAGTGTCAATCCGGTTAGCGTACCAACCGATGTTATATTTGTTTGAGAAGCGGTGTCTAATGTACCGGTTAATGTAGCACCACTATTACCAATTTGAGCTGCTTCTACTGTAGTACCAGTTAGTGTTCCTGATAATGTTAAGCCAGTTAGTGTACCAACAGATGTGATATTTGTCTGGGCCGCGGTGCTCAATGTTCCTGTTAGTGTAGCACCTGAGTTACCAATAGTTGCTGCTTCTACTGCGGTACCTGTTAATGTGCCACTTAGTGTTAGTCCAGTTAAAGTGCCTACGCTAGTAATATTTGTTTGTGCAGCAGTTTGTAAAGTACCTGTTAAAGTACTACCAGTAATGGCTGCACCACTGTTACCAATTATGGCTGCATTAATCGTCGTACCTGTTAGTGTACCGCTTAATGTCAATCCAGTTAGTGTACCTACTGATGTGATGTTGGTTTGTGCAGCGGTATTCAAAGTACCAGTTAGTGTGGCGCCCGAATTACCTATTTGAGCTGCTTCTACAGTGGTTCCAGTTAGTGTACCACTTAGTGTAAGTCCGGTTAAAGTACCAACTGATGTAATGTTTGTCTGCGCCGCAGTGCTCAATGTACCTGTTAGTGTAGCACCACTGTTACCAATAGTGGCTGCGCTGACTGTTGTTCCTGTTAATCCACCGCTTAATGTTAAGCCAGTTAGTGTACCAACTGCTGTAATGTTACTCTGTGTAGCATTTGTTACATATTCAGCTGTTCCTGCGGTATTGGCATAATTTACGCTTAGGTCTGATAGTCCATCTAATTGGCTTCCATTACCAAAGAAGTAATTGGCAGTGACATTACCACCAACTTGCAACACATCAAAGTATCCTGTTGACCAATAATTATTGGTTCCACCAAAACTTAACGCTGCATTACCTAGTGGAGTTATACCAACGTTGCTTTGCCAACTAGTAGTTGCATGATTATATGTCCAGGTTGCTATTCCTTCACCACCCACATTACCTGCTAATATACCAGCGCCATCAATATCTGCACTAGTTGATCTATTATTTGCAACAACAATGTCTAAGTCATTGGTGCTGACAATATTGCTGTCAATGTAAGTTACGTTACCTGTAACCTGCAAGTTGCCTTCAATTACTACCAATCCACCACTTCCAGCAGTGCTTGGATCAATAGTAATTACACTGTGTGTACTTGTGATACTGTTGCTGCCAATAGTTATTTCACCTATTGTTACCGCATCCGCAAGTTCGTTGATATTTGGCTGAGCAGCGGTGCTTACCGTGCCTGTTAGTGTTGCACCTGAGTTACCAATTGTAGCAGCATTTATAGTTGTACCAGTAAGTGTATCACTTAGTGTTAAACCAGTTAGTGTTCCAACACTAGTGATATTAGTCTGTGCAGCAGTGCTTAACGTACCTGTTAGCGTAGCACCTGAGTTACCAATAGTTGCTGCTTCCACTGCGGTACCGGTTAGTGTACCACTTAAAGTTAGTCCTGTTAGTGTTCCAACTGATGTAATATTAGTTTGAGCAGCAGTATCTAAAGTGCCTGTCAGGGTAGCGCCCGAATTACCTATTTGTGCTGCTTCTACTGTGGTACCTGTTAATGTACCACTTAGTGTAAGTCCAGTTAGTGTTCCTAGTGAGGTTACATTTGGCTGGCTTACAGTGGATAACGTTCCTGTTAGTGTAGTATTTGTATTACCAATGGTAGCAGCATTAATAGCAGTACCGGTTAGTGTACCACTTAAAGTTAGTCCAGTTAGTGTGCCTACTGATGTGATATTAGTTTGAGCAGCAGTATCTAAAGTTCCTGTTAACGTAGCACCACTGTTACCAATTTGAGCAGCTTCTAAAGTAGTACCGGTTAACGTATCACTAAGTGTTAATCCTATTAGTGTACCGACTGCTGTAATGTTGCTCTGTGTAGCATTTGTTACGTACTCAGCAGTTCCTGCAGTGTTAGCATAATTAACACTTAGTTCTGTTAATCCACCTAATTGACTACCATTACCAAAAAAGTAACTGGCAGATATATTTCCAGTTGAATCAACATTACCAGCAATTATATTTCCGGTAACATCTAATGTTGTACCAATTGTAGCACTATTGTTGATTGTAATATCATTTACAGTGGCATTTGCAGTGCTTTCAACTGTTGCGCCAAATATAGTACTACCTGTGTTACCGATTGTTGCGGCATTAACAGTTGTTCCTGTTAACGCACCACTTAGTGTCAAACCGGTTAGTGTACCAACACTGGTAATATTTGCTTGTGCTGCTTCTGTTACATACCCGGCAGTACCTGCTGTGTTTGCTGTATTACTGTTACCTGCTTCAAGAGAATATGTGGCGTTAGCAACTGTTCCTGTAACATTTGCGCCAGTTAAACTGGTTAAAGCACTACCATCACCAATTAATGTGGCACCAGTATTACCAATTGTAGCAGCATTAATGTCAGTGCCAGTTAGTGTACCACTTAGTGTAAGTCCGGTTAGTGTTCCTACTGACGTAATGTTAGTCTGGTTTGCTGTTTGAAGTACACCTGTGACGCTTGGTGCTTCAATTGCATTAAAGTAACCTGTACTCCAGTAGTTACTGGTGCCACCGAGGCTTAAACTGGCGTTACCAACCGGAGTTACTCCGACGTTACTTTGCCAACTTGTGGTAGCATGATTGTATATCCAGGTTGCAACTCCTGCTCCACCCACATTACCTGCTAGTATACCAGCACCATCAATACCAGCACTCGTTGTTTGGTTATTAGCAACAATAATGTCTTTGTCGTTGATAATTATAGTTCCACTATCAACATAAGTTACGTTACCTGTGACTTGTAAGTTTCCTTCAATTACAACTAATCCATTTTGACCTGCACTTGCGGGATCAATTGTAATTACGCTATGTGTGCTTACAATACTATTGCTGCCAATTGTGATCTCACCAATAGTTACTTCGTCAGCAAGTTGATTAATATTTGTCTGTGCTGGAGTATTGATTGTTCCAGTTAATGTAGCGCCTGAATTACCAATCTGCGCTGCTTGTACAGTTGTTCCGTTTAACGTGCCTGATAATGTTAATCCAGTCAGTGTACCAACTTGCGTTATATTTGTTTGAGCAGCGGTATCTAACGTACCAGTTAAGATTGCGCCTGTGTTACCAATTTGCGCTGCTTCTACTGTGGTGCCAGTCAATGTTCCTGACAGGGTGGCGCCAGTCAATACACCAACACTGGTAATATTTGCCTGTGCTGCTTCGCTGACGTATTGTGCAACACCTGCTGTATTGGCAAAACTTACACTAACTCCTCCTAGTCCATCTAATAATGCACCATTACCTAAAAAATAACTAGCAGACACATTGCCAGTAACACCTAAATCAGTACCAATTGTAGCACTGTTGTTTATTGTTAACGCATTAATAGTTGCATTAGAAGTGGTGTTTAAAGTAGCGCCCGTGAATGCAGCGCCGGTGTTACCAATGGTTGCTGCTTGTACAGTTGGGGCATTCAGTGTGCCGCTTAAATTTAATCCTGTTAGAGTGCCAACTGAGGTAATATTTGGTTGTGCTGCTGTTTGAATAGTTCCAGTTAGTGCAGCACCTGCATTACCAATAATGGCTGCACGAATAGTAGTGCCGTCTAATATACCACTTAATGTCAGTCCAGTTAGTATACCAACACTGGTTATATTTGGTTGACTAGCAGTCTGTATAGTGCCAGTCAATGTACTACCAGTAATTGCTGCACCACTATTTCCAATTGTGGCAGCGTTTATGGTTGTACCAGTTAGTGTGCCACTTAGTGTTAGTCCGGTTAGTGTACCAACACTGGTAATGTTAGTTTGACTGGCTGTCTGAATTGTACCAGTTAGGGTTGCACCTGTGTTACCAATTTGAGCAGCATTAACAGTAGTGCCTGTCAGAGTTCCGCTCAATGTCAGTCCAGTTAGTGTACCAACACTGGTTATATTTGTCTGTTGTGGTGTTTGTAGTACACCAGTAATACTTGGTGCTTCGATGGCGTTAAAGTAGCCTGTACTCCAATAATTATTTGTACCACCAAAACTTAGTGCAGCATTACCTTGAGGTGTTATCCCTACATTTGAGCGCCAACTGGTAGTAGCATGATTATATACCCAAGTTGCGATACCTTGACCACCAACATTACCTGCTAATATACCTGCGCCGTCTATGTCTGCACTAGTTGTTCTATTATTAGCGACAATAATGTCTAAATCATTTGTACTTACAACATTACTATCAATGTAAGTTACATTACCAGTTACTCGTAAATTACCTTCAATTACAACTAGGCCGCCACTGCCTTCTGTGCTAGGATCAATTGTGATAGTGTCATGTGTGCTGGTAATACTGTTACTACCAATTGTAATCTCACCAATTGTAACTGCGTTTGCTAATTCATTTACGTTGGGTTGACTGGCAGTTTCTAATGTGCCAACTAAATTTGTGGCTTCGACATTACCTGCAATAATATTTCCAGTAACGCCTAATGTTGTTCCCACTGTTGCACTAGTGTTAACAGTTAATCCATTTACTGTGGCATTTGCACTTGTATCTAGCGTTTCGCCGACTAGTTGTGTAGCAGCATTACCAACAGTAGCAGCATTAACAACCGTTCCTGTAATAGCACCACTTAGAGTCAAACCAGTTAGTGTACCAACACTAGTTATATTTGTTTGTGCTGCAGTGTCTAGTGTACCTGTTAATGTAGCACCACTATTACCAATTTGTGCTGCTTCTACTGTAGTGCCAGTTAGTGTACCACTTAATGTCAGACTGGTCAATGTGCCAACACTGGTAATGTTTGCCTGTGTAGCATTGGTTACGAACTCGGCAGTACCCGCAGTGTTTGCAAAGTTTACACTTAATTCTGTAAGTCCGTCTAATTGGCTACCATTACCAAAGAAATAACTGGCTGTAACATTGCCTGCGGTATCTACATTACCAGGTGTAATGTTTCCAACAACTTCTAAACCTAAGGAAGAAAAAGTTGCTATCGATTCACCGTTAACTGAAATTAAAATATTTCCGTCACTAGCAGGAATGTCAACATTAGAAGTGCCATTTTGAATTCTATATGTTGTTGCATCTTCAGATCCTTGAATAACAAATGCACCACCTTCAGCAGTTGTAATAATCACTGCGGTATTGTTGGCACTAATTGATGCACCATCTAAGTTAATAGTACTTCCACTTAAGAATAAATCTTTAAATCTAAAATCTGAACTTCCCAAATTGTAAGTAACGTTGGCGCTTGGGATAATGTTGCCAATAAATTCTGTTGCACTAATACTGTTTGCAGTTATACCGTCGACACTGTCAAGGTTACCACTATACGTTGGCAAATAACTGGCTACGTTTGCGTTTGAATAAGAAGCAGGCAGTCCTTCGAGTTGACTACCATTACCAATAAAATAAGCAGCAGTAACATTAGCAGTAGTAATTACATTACCAGCCAAACTATCTAAATTACCTGTGTATGTAGGCAAGTAATTAGCAACATTGGCATTGCCATATGTAATTTCACCTAAACCAGTTAGTTGACTACCATTACCAATAAAGTAGGCTGCACTAACATTACCAGTAGCAATAACATCTGTGCTAACGATGACATTACCAGCACCTATATTGCCTGTATAAGTTGGCAAGTAGCTAGCAACGTTTGCATTGCTGTAATTACCACTTACTACTACACCATTGACTGTGAGAGTTCCATTATCTACAGAAATATTTGTGCCGCGCAAAGTTACATTATTGCTGAGATAAAGTTCTGCCCATTCTTTAGAAATACTACCGAGTGTATAAGTTGCTGTAGTCTGAGGTAGTACATCAGACTTAATGCTAGTCAAATCTGCTTGAATGTTACTAAAAACACTTTGACCGTTAGGATAAAAATATCCCGTCCCAATAATATTGCCAATAGTGCTTAAATTTCCAAAACCATTGATATTACCAACTCGTAAATTGCCAGTAGTATAAAAATAATTTGCAGTAATTGTATTACCGGTTAAATTTGTCGTACTGTTGCTACCAATAATTGTGTATAACTCTGTAAAGTTACTGTTTGTTTTGGTAAATGCGGTATAGAGTGAATCACCAGAGTTACTATCTGGACCATCACCTAAGTCAATGATTTCTTGCGCCATTCTTTATCCGGTTTTTAGAACTATAGAGTATTTATTTGTTTTTGATTATTAAGGTTCTACCAAAAAAATAGGCCCTTGCAGGCCTATCTTCATCATTACGATAATGATTGTTAAGCAACTGGAACTGCAACTGTTGCAGGTGTTGTTCCGCTGTCTGCACTGGTACCAACCAAGAATTTGTCATCTGTTTGATTCCAAACAAACTTGTTAGTAATTCTGCTGGCGTAGAATGTAGCTGCGTTAGCATATGTACATTCAATACTCATTGTGTTGGCAGTTAAGTTACCACTGTCAGTATTTGCCAAAGAGCATACACCTTCGTTTCCTGCTAGGTCATTAACTAAAAACTTAGTAGCTCCTTTTTTGCGTACAATGTATCCTGTAGCAGCACTGTTACCGCCTACTTTAACTTCAGGACTAATTTGATTGCCTGTAATGCTGGTATTACCACCAACTTGAGCTGTTCCTACTGGATAACCAATATCAACTGTTGCACTTTTTGCTGTCTTAAATTTTGCCATTTTATTTCTCCTTAATTTAGCGTTCTAGGCCGCCCGGAGTGGCGCTCCGAGAGTTCATGTGAACAACTGTATTTACCGTAAACATTGACTATTTGGGCTATACCCAGTATTATTAAATAAAATATGAAAATATTAAGTGTCGGTCACGTCTGCACAGACTTAGTTTACTACAGTAATACCATACCTAACATAAACAACAAAATAGGTTGTGAGCGTGCAGAGATCATTCTCGGTGGTAACGCTGCCAATGTGGGCCGTGCCCTAACTGAATTAGGTGCAGAAGTTGAACTTTGTACTGTGCTGGGCAACCAACAACATGCATATTCAAAAATTATAATTGAACTGTTAAATGAATATGGCATCAATCACGATTATGTAAAATACAAAGAAGATCTAGCAACACCAAGTAGCATTATTATTGTAAACGACAAAGGCGAACGCACAGTTGTCTATCATCAAAGTGAAGAAATAAAACGCAAAATAAGTTTGCCCACAGACTACGACTTTGATTTAATTACCGCAGACAATCACAGAATGCCCATGGTCAATGAAATATTTTCTGCAGCACGTTTAAACAACATACCCACAATGCTGGACATTGACGCACCAATAGAAACGTTAGAATCATACCCCAAGGCAGACTACGTTTGGTTAAGTTATGAAACTTATGCTTTGTGCAACCTCAGCATCTACGATTTGCAGCGACAGTTTGGAGGCTTGGTAGGATATACTAACAGTGAGGATGAAATTTGTTGGTTAGAAAACGGCGAAGTAAAAACTTGCCAGCCAGAAACTATACAGGCCCTTAATACGTTAGGCGCGGGTGATGTGTTTAGAGCACAGTTTGCAGTATCAATTTGTAATGGGTTATCTGTTGAAGAGGCTGTAAAAGCAAGTTGTCACACCGCAGCATTACACTGTCAACAGTTACCAATTGCATAGCCAACAAAAAAGGACCTTTCGGTCCTTTTTCGCTTCCCATCCCTATGAGAATTTTCAGTGATTACTGGAAGCTTAGGTTGCTTACATTAATCTCACTTAGGTAGTCGCCTGCGTTACCTAGAGAAGATGCTGTGTTTGTCAACTCAACATATCCATAACGAGTCATAAAGCCTACGACTGGTTCGAATGTTGCTGGGTCTAGAACAACACCACTGCTCATCAATGGAATGTATGGGCAGTAGAATGCTGCGGCATCAGCCTCGCTGGAACCTTTGTAACCAACTAGAACAGCAGTTGTGTCTGCTGCATAGCTGTCTACGTAGATACGCATTGCGCCGTTTAGTGTACCAACAAACTTGGTGTTTGTAGGTGCTTCGAATGTACCTTCTGTGGTACGTGCGAAAGCAGAAGTTGTTGCGCTCTGTAGTACTGTTAGAGCGGCTGGACTTACAACTGCCCAGTTACCTGCGCCGCGACGTGTACGCTGTGCAATCAAGTTTGCACTGCGGTTGATTAGAACAGCTAGAGCAGCGTGTTCGTCACCAACGAATGTAGCGGTACCAGATACTGTTGCCTGGTTGTATGTGAAGTCAGTAGCGGCTAGCGCACGTAGACTACCTAGAACTTCTTGGTCGATTTCAACGGTAATCTCTTGTGCTAGAGCAGCCATGATTTCTGCTTCAACGTCAAGACCATGCATGCTTTGTGCATCTTGGGCAGCTTCAAATGTCCAACGTGCGCTTAGCTTACGTGTCTTGGCTTCTACAACCTGCTTCAAGATTTGAACGTTGATTTTACGTCCTGGGTTGCCTTCTAGTGCTGTTGTACTAGCAGCACGACCTGTAGATAAACTACCGGAATATGCTGTGGCAATCTTAAATGGGCTCAGTGCTTCGTCACCAGCGGTTGTGCTTGTGTCGAATGGTGCAGGTGCTGTGCTTGTAGCAGTTTCAGCATAACGAACACGTAGAGTGTGGATCTGTGCAACAGGTCCTGTCATTGGTTGAACACCAACGATTTCGTTAGCAATAACTGTAGGCATAACACGTCGAATTACTGGTAAAATTACACGGTTTAGTGTAGCAACGTTACCAGCAGCGGTTGCGCCTGCTGTAGCAGCTTCTGCCAAATGCTTGCGAGTGTTTTCTAGGATAACACCCATTGTGGTTCTCTTGGAACCTTGTAGACCTTCTAGCAGGGCATCTTTTGTTTCGCCCCAACGGCCTTCTAGTAGTGCTTGTGTCATTTTTTCTTTACTCCTAATTAGGGTTTATTTAAGCCCTGCTAAACGTTTAATTTCAACAACATTATTATCGTTGGTTTCAACGCTGACCTTAGCAGATTTATCACCTGTCACTTCTTTACGATTCTCTGTAACCATTTGCTTTTCGGCTTTTGGTTGTGCAGAATTGTTTAGAACTGCTGGTAGATACTTATCAAATGCAGACTTCAGTTTCTCGGTCTGCACATTTTCCAAAAGCTGGCTCATTACTTCCTGCTTTTGCTTGTTCAAGGGTTTCATTAACTCGTTTAGAGTATCCTGACGCTCTTGACTTTCCTTAATCATGCGAATTTCACGGTCTTTTGATTCAACTAGTTGAGCCTTCTCATCAGCAGCAGCCTTGGCTTCTGTGATTTGTTGCTCTTTGTCTTCTAGTGCCTTCACAAGTTTAGCGATTTCCTTGTTCTCATTTAAGTGAGTAATAGCAAATTCACTAGCAAAGGCTTCGAATAGACGACGTCCAAAGTTGTTCTCGCGAGCAATTTGAATGTCTTCTTTTAGTTGAGTCAATTCAGACTCTAGTTTCTTGCCTACAGACTCCTTGACAAGTGCAGCAGATTTAGCAACAAATTTGTCTTGTAGTTCAGCTAGTTTGGACTTGGCTTCTGCTACTAGACGTACTTTTGTTTCTACTACGTCTTGCTTGTCTTTTGCAAACTCTTGAATTTCTTCTGCTAGAGCTTTGATTACAAACTGCTCAAGTTTCTGTGTAGATTCTTGTGCAACTTTGCGATCAGAGCGCAACTCTTTGATTTCTTCTGCTAGTTTTCCAACTAGAAATTTATCAAACTTGCCAGCGGCTTCTGTCATACGCTT